ATTTTACAAGATTTTCTGATTTCAGTCCATGACCAAAACCTAAAAAACTTGGAATAATTTCTTCAGGATCATAAGAAAAAACCAACCAATGGTCAAAAGAATTTGTCATATTATAAGATAATAGAGAAAGGTCTTTATATACTTTACAAAAAACCCCTCCAAAATAAAATATATAACAGCCAAAACAATTTAAAGAAACCCCATCAAATACTTATTGTGGGCATCTTATCCGGCTTTAGCTCAGTTGGTAGAGCAGTTGACTGTAGTGGTTTAAGTGAATAAATCCAAAACATTTATTCACGAAAAAAGATATCAGCTTGTCGCTGGTTCGATTCCGGCAAGCCGGAACACCCAGTTCCCACCTAAAAATATTATTTGATAAATATCTCATATCAAATAATAAAATAACACACTTTTTAATTTGCAGCAAGCTTAACTCAACGTCTTCTAGTTTTTAGTTTTTTATTTTTATTAATTCTTTTAGACTTTTTTTTATTACTTTTATTTCTTGAACCTCCTGCAGCTGGCTTCAATGATTGAATAATAAAAGCATTCAAATCTCCTGGAATTTTGGGCATTTCAAGATTATCAATTGTTGATTTAATTTTATCTGAAGAAAAAATATCACCACTAGCTAATTCTTTTTTTTCATCATCTGTGTAATCAACAAAATCAACTGGGTCATCTGGAAGGTCTATTGGCGAAGCTTGCGAAAATTCTGCCGCATTTGTTGTATCTTTCGTTAATTTTACTAATAAATCTAATTTTGGGTTATAACTACAGTTTAAAAGCGTTAACAAAATTTTTGCTGCTTCGGCAAATCTTTTGGTAGTCCTGTATTCTAGAGGAAGAACAGCAGGATTCGGGTTTTCTACAAGGTCGTAAAAACCATGGCGAAGTTTCCCCCTTAAATTTGACAGCGTGGTTGGGTCATTAAATTGTCTGTCATCTGTGTCTATTTCTTCATTAATAATTGTCAAATTTTCAATAGGAAATATATCATACAATAAAGGCACGCATCTACAAAGAGATAATTTTGTTATAGGCCAAGCTTTTTCATGAACCACTTCAAAAATCAACATTTTTATTATTTTTTTATATGCAACAATCGTAGGGTCTTCTCCTTTTGTCATTTTTAATACTGGTAACACAAACTGTTTTGTAAAATCGTCCATATATTTATAAAATTCATCCTTGGTTATAATATCAAATGGACTTCTTTGTGAATAATATTTTGAATGTTTAACATATCTATCGTAATAAGCTTCGGTCTCTTGTATTTGTCGCCTAGCGTGTTGAATATCATGTGCCCAAAAATCTATTGGACTATTTATATATTGGTCAGCTAACGTTGGCTCGGCAGTAATTCCCAATATAATAATTGGAACGCATCTAATTTTAATAAAAAAGGTTGAACCTGTATTTACAAAAGTAGGAATAGTAACATTTTCAGGAGATGCTTCAAGAATTAAATAGTCCAAATAAGACCTATATCTGAAATTATGATAAAATTCTGGAACTGGATTAGAAGTAGTAGACCTTGTATCTCTATAATAAATATCCAACAGAGATAAAAGTCCCTCAATTGCATAAAGAGTGCTTGCGTATGGAAAATAATATTTAGAACGAGTCATTGCGGCAATTAATTTATGTGTTAATAATTTTAATTGTGTTTGTTTTTCAACGTCCGAATTATAATAAGCGTATATAGTTTCATTTTGAAATAAATTTTTTATTAAATATCCAACAACGCCTCTTAGTTCAGGAAATGACACCATTTGACCACCCAATTTAAGCCTATTTCTTAATGAAATATATACCTCATATGGATTTTCAGCCATTTCTTTAATAAAATTTTCATGTTCACGAATCCATGGTTCAAAATTAGTGTGCAATAAAAAAGTTTTTATTTTTTCATTAGGTTCATTTACTCTAACATCTTTTCTAACTAACGCTTCTTCGCCTTCTCTAATAATTTCTTTTTTAGTTTCTAAACTCATATATATTAATATTAGAAAATAACTTATTTTGTTAGATATCGTATATCATTTCAACCTCCAAAGTAAACGAAAAATCCATACAATTTAAAACAACAATCTGCCCATATTTATTTAAAAGCTGTAGACCAAGCTTTTTTATATCAATTGGACCAAAGTATTGTCTTTTTGGTGACAAAACATCATTCGTCCCATCAAATAAAACCTGAAAAGTCGTATTAGAATATGGAATTTTTGCCAGTATATTTTTATCAATATAACTATCATTAAACATGGCAATTAAGGTGGACGAATTATAAATATTATAATCATTTAATACAAAAAATAAATAATCAAGTGGTGCAGGAAAAAATAAACCTTCAGATTTATAAGAATAACTATTTTTATATATTTTACAACGATATCCTAATATATATCCAAGACTTTGCTCAAATTTGCCAACATTATTTATGTCAGTGTCAAAAAATGTTAAATCAAAATCAAAAGAATTTGATGTGTAAATCATAGTTTTTTTTGAAATCGGGTCAATAAGAACCTTGAAATAATTAACACCTAGCGTAGTATTAATACCATCTTCAACAGCAATTTGAAGAGAGGTAGAGTCATAACAACCTTCAGGAATAAAAATAGTACCAGATGCATCAGTCGCAGGAACCCAGACATGAAATGAATTCGTCATTGTATAACTGGATATAAGGTAAATACTTTCTGGCAGTTCAATAGACAATAGCCGAATACTTACGACGTTTTTAAGAGTATAGGATAGTGTAAAAAAACAATCTGTAGAAGTTACACTATTAGAGTCGCGAAATAAAGTGTTCATCGCTAAAGACATGGTGCGTGTTCTTCTGCGCAATTTATTCAAAATTCCAGGAGCAGTTTCAGTAGGAAAAGTGTTCATAGGTTGAACCAAATTGGGTACAGGTTGAACAGGTCGGTCAATAACAAAGTTAGAGCCATCGCCATTTAAAATGTTAACTTGTTTAAGTTTTTGTATCAATAATCGTTTGGCTTCGTCTAAAAAAATAAATAATTTATTTTGAAAAGAACGATCAAGAACAGTTCCGAATATTTTTTCTCTCATAATAGTTTCCTTGGAAGCAATATCAGTTTCAGAATACCCCTTGAAGAGTCCAAAGAAAGACTCTAAATCTTCATCATCGTAGTTATCAATATCAAGGTCAATTGCAGCGTAATTCATATACTAATAGTCTTATTATATTAGTATATTAATAAATGAATTATATTATATGAATTACAATGTATTACATTTTTTTATCTGAACGGGGTTCACCAACATTATTTTTTTCCATAGACATGCATCCAAATAAACCAGAATTAGTAATGCGTCCAATAACCGTAGGCCTGACTCGTTTATCAAATTCTTTAAATGGGTCCATTAATTCTTCTATAAAAGTATTTAAAGAATCAGGCTTCTTCAAATTAATATTATAACCAAATTCATTCAAAAATAAATACCAACACCACTTGCTCTTCATTATTTGAGCATTTTCAATTTCTTGATGAAACATCTGGTCAATTACTGAAAACGCCGATTTTAACAACAACACATCTCTCGTAATATCTTTTTTATCGTCAAAAAGTTCAGTCAACGTATCTCTACGATTTGCTATATCCACAGCATTTTTATCCTTTGATTCTTCCGTTAGAGCCGACAACATGGCTCTATTGTATCTAATTTCATTCTTTATATTCTTCAAACTTGTAATTTTCTTTCTCTTATAATCATATATCCTTTTAATAATTGAAAATACATTTGTGTTATAGATAATTGGAAACCACAAACGAATAATATTCGGTATCAAAAATTGATTCGTTTCTTTTATTTCTGCAATCTTCTTTTCAACATCCTCCAACTTTTTCATCAACTCAACTTCCAAATTTATCTTGGATTTATTTGCAAGTTGCTTTTTTCTCTCTTCTGTATTTTTTATCTTTTGCAATTGTAACTGTTTTACTTTATTATAATTCATTGTGATAAGCCTATTATTATGTTCTAGAGCTAACTTATTACTATCATGTGAATTTGGTTCAACAACAAAGAGAGCTTCAAATTCAGTGTTATCTTTAACCATAATTTCTATCTCCTTTTTTGCTAAATCAATCTGCTTATCTAATTCCATATCAGCCTCCGTTTTTTGAACTTCTGCCTCTGTATTATTAAAATCTCTGAAAAGCAAAACTGAACCAGATGTAAACTCCACAGACGATTGCAACTTATCATATTGATGCGCCGATATTTTGTGAGCTTCTGATGCCGCATCCAGTTTAAAATAATTTACAAGGGCTAATAAAAATGCAATAAATGCGTTAATTCCTGATAATAAAAAGGAACCCCAGCTGATATTTTGAACTACTGCAGCAACAACCGTCGCAGCAGTTGACAGTAAAATTGCAGGCATCATTAATAAATTCAACTTACTCTCACAAAAGTTTTTAGATTCCATATAAATAATTTTATGTCCTTTCAAGTAACACGCCAAAATATCAAATGCTGAAGAATATTTTTCATTCATATTCGTATAATATTTATCAATGCACTTTTCAACCTCTATGTATTTTAACTTTTTATAATAAACCAACTTGTTTCCAACTTTAACATAATGCAGTCCCTTCTTTTTATTTGAGCGCTTTCCACCATCTGATTCATATCCGCTTACATCGTCTCCATCATTAATATCCTCAAATTCCTGATAACTGTCAGTGTCACTTAAATCGCTATTACTGTCACCATAATTATTTTCATCATCACTATTAACACTCTTTCGTTGTTCTTTTTTGTTTACTCTTTTATTTTCTTTTTTATTTTGTTTTATTATATCTTTCTCTCTTTTTAATAAAGCGAGTTTTTGAACATCTAAAGAATCACCCTTTTTAATGACTGTTACAAATCCTGATTCCAGATCTCCAACAATTTCATTTATATCCAATTGAACTTCACTTTCATCAACTGTATTCAAATCTACGTGCATTAATATTCTGTTTTATTATTTTTATTTATTTTAATTTTGTTTTTAATTTATTATGTCGCATTAATTTATAATGACTGCAAAAACTAGAAAAAGTGTTCCTTGGAAGGGCTGGAAAAATGAAAAACCAAGCATACATCAAAGAACCGTCATGTTAAAAAAATGCGGTAAAAAATGCTTTTTGGGTCCAAAAAAATCCTTTCCTATTTGCAAAAAGAATACATGCAAAATTAGCAAAAAAGGCGTGTATGCAGCTTATGTAAGAGCACGCCAATATCATCGCAGAAATATATCTCAAAAAGCAAAAAAATTGATTTAGATTATAACATAAAAAGATTATTATAATCTAACATTATTTCAA